CCACCACCGCCACCTATGATCAATGGTGTAAGATTAGCAAATCCCACACTGGCTATGTTGCCTAAAGCAACAAAACTACCACCACCGCCTGCTGGACTACTATAAGTACTGACCTGTGTGGTATTAGCACTAGGTTGTCCCACCACTAGGGTAATTTTGTCACCGCGAGTAAGATTAAACACACCTTGAACTACAGCACCACGTCCGTGAGCATTACCATATTGTGTATTTCCATTAAATGATGCAATACATCCGCTGCGACTACCTGCGGCTGTAATGCGATATGAGCCAGTGCGCGGTACAGTCCATATTTGATATCCGCGCCAGGTGTCGATCACTGTAAAGTATTCTGTATTGGTAATCCAAGTGTTGCCTGCGTTACTGTAGGTATTATATAAGTTACCTAATGTGGGTCCATTAGGGCCTACGATGTTTGATGTAAAAGTAAAACTACCAAAGATATATAGATCATTTAGATCGTATACATAACCACCGTTGATTGTTCCACCGTTAATTATCATATTAACCTAAGTATGTTACGGTCCAACTGTCATTACCGTCAAAATTAATAGCACCTGCTACAATATTGGCTGCTAGGTAATCACCTACTGCCAGTCTGACTACACCGCTAGTGCCAAAATGTGTGGCTGTACCAGTATTAGTGTCTGTTTCCCAGAAGCAGACTACATTAGCACCAGTATTAAGACCGTTCTTTAATATACCTACTTGATTTAATCCATTGTTATTACCTACACGTGCTACTAGAGTTGTTTGGTATAATCCAGCCACTGGTGCTATGAACTGACCTGTGGTATTATTGTAGTAGTTGCCTTGATTGTAGTCAACTATTGTAGTAGTGCCTTTAAGGTTGACATTAGCCGTGGTTTGTAGGACTGCCGCAGTACCACCATAAACACGGAACGCTGGACGGTTTGGCATTGCGACACCCATGCCACCTACTGTAACATTACCTGTAGTTGTTATGGGACCAGTAGCGTAGATCTGAACAGGATATAGTGCGTTACCAAATGCCACATTTCCATAGATATCGTAGGTTGTTGAATAACTGTTGGCCTGTAAGGTTACATTGGGTGTTGTGCCTATTAGGCTATTAACGCCAATGTTACCAGAGTGTGTTGGTAAGTAACTTGTTACATTAGCATTACTGTAAGCACTGTTAGCATTGATATATTGATTGGTAATCAAGTATGATGCTACATTACCGTTGCCATAGGCACTGTTAGTGTTTACATAGCCATTGGTTATCAAATAACTGGCTACATTACCGTTGCCATAATTACTACCTGCTATAGCACTAGCCGTGGCTAGTGTTGTGCCGTCAGCAAAAGTAAGTATACCACTGACACCTAAACGTATGTTAGCAATATTACCTGAGTATGTTGGTAAGTAAGTGGCTACCTGTACGTTGCTGTAACTGCTGCCTGAGACTATTCCAGTTAAGAATGCTCCATTACCAAATAGGAACTGTGCTGTTACGTTACCGTTAACTGCTACATTACTTGCTGTAACTACACCTGTGTAAGTAGGCAAGTATGTGGCTACCTGCACGTTACTATAGGAACTAGGAATACCAGTTAATTGACTACCATTACCAAATAGGAATCTTGCTGTTAGGTTACCGTTGTTAACTAAAATATTGCTCGCAGTAACAACACCTGCGTATGTTGGTAGGTATGTGGCCACTTGAACATTACTATAGGCTGTGATTCCTTGTGTGCTCAGATAAGCCGCTACGTTTACATTTGAATATAAATTGTAGCCTAGGCTGTTAAGGTAGGCAGCAGTATTAACATTACTATAAGCATAACCTGGCAGTGAACTTAAGGCTTGACCACTGCCTACAAAGTATCCAGCAGTCACGTTACCGTTAACCACTAAAGGTTTATTCATTGTCCAACTGTCATTAATACTGTTATAAAGTATACTGCTGTTGGCTCCACCAACAAATAAACCTGCACCATTGGCTTGCGTACTGTTGACCGCAGAGTCTGCTACAACTACAATTAAGTTACTAATGCTAAGACCTGTGGCATTTACTGTGGTTAGAGTTCCTACTACTTGTAAGTTGCCCAAAACAACTGCATTTCCTGACACTGTCAGTGTAGAAATTGTAGTGTTGCCTGAATTTAAATTGCCGCCATATGATGCCAAATATGCGGCTACCTGTATATTGCTGTAGCCTGCTGGCAAGCCAGTAAGTTGACTACCGTTACCTAAAAAATACAAGGCAGTTACATTACCAGAAACATTTGCTGTATTAGCAGTTAAAACATTTACACCTGATATGTTGCCGCTGGAACCAGTAGTGGTTATATTTGCTGTGGTTATAGAACCAATTACACCGTTGTAAGTTGGTAGATAGGCCGCTACGTTTACATTACTGTAATTAGCAAAGCCCATAGCCTCTGTGTAGGCTTTAACATTAACATTACCGTAATTAGCGAAACCCATAGCCTCTGTGTAGGCTTTAACATTAACATTACCATAGTTATTCCCTGCCCCGCCTGCTGTGGTCTGGACAGTGCCATCAGCGAAAGTTATATTACCACTTGGTGCTAATAAAATATTTGCCACGGTAATTCTTGTGACTGCTAGATAACTAGCAACGTTACTATTGCCATAAGTAGACCCGCCGCCAACATTGGTATTAGCCGCGGCTATTTGTCCATCTACATAAGATTTAAGTGTAGTGTTGGCTTGATCTACATAACCTTTTAACCCAACGTTGGCGGCTGAGACATTGGCATTATACGCATAGGTACCAAGATTTGTAAATACTTCAACATTGACATTACTGTAAGCAGATATGCCTTGTGATATTAGATAACCTGCTACATTACTATCACTGTAATTAGTAAAGCCCATAGTTTCTGTATAGGCCTTAACATTGATGTTGCTGTATGTCACAGGAATAACGATTGTAGACACAGCATTGTCTACATAACCTTTCATGCCTAGGTTGGCCTGTGTCACATTTGCGTTAATGGCTGTGATAGTTGGGCTAGTGATATTACCTAATTGTAGGTCGTCGTAGACAGCGTTGGTAAAATCAACGGTAGTACCAGGTTGAGGCACAACATTACTAAATAGGCGCCATTGGTTAGCACTAGCATCACGTATCAATCCTGTGTGTTGTAGGATCCCGCCTACGGTTCTGTGCGCTGAAAAACCTAAATCTAAACTGTCATCAGGATTATTATCTGCTAGATTAATAATATTGTCACTGACTACAAAATTGTTTACACTGATATAACTAACATTACCATTGACAAACAAGTTGCCCTGTATAACAACGTTACCACCAAAGGTTTGATCAGTATGGCTAACAAGGAAAGCAGAAACATTACTGTTACTATAGGCACTGGCCTGTAGGTTACCTATCTGTGCCTGTTGCTGATAACTGTTTGCAGATAGTATTGTGTTGATATTGTCAACATAACCTTTCATACCAACGTTTGCCGCTGTGATCTGTGCAGACTGTATTGTGTTGGCTTGATTGACGTAGCCTAGCATACCCACATTAGCCGCTGTGATCTGTGCAGACTGTATGGTGTTGGCTTGATTGACGTAGCCTAGCATACCTACATTAGCCGCTGTGATCTGTGCTGATTGTATTGTATTGGCTTGGTTGACGTAGCCTAACATACCTACATTAGCCGCTGTGACGTTAGCATTAAGAGCATAACTGCTTAGATCAACAGTAACATTGGCTACTTGCTGATTAACATAAGCAGTGGTAGGTATAGCACTACCTCCTACGGTAAGATTACCGTTAAGATCAATACTTAAAGGAACACCACCAATATATATTGTAGTGCTACTTACATATAAGTCACGCCATTGATGTGTAATATTACCCAGACTATAGGTGATATTGGCACTAGGTATAATGTTACCAAATACCGCTGTACCATTTGTAATTGCACTAATATTACTGCTTATACTAGCAGTGTTTACTGTAGCGGCGCGGCCACCTACAGTAACACCATCGTGTACATAAAGTGTCCAATTGGTTGTGTCAACTACTAGTTCGCCTGCAAAGCCTAGATAACTGGCCACCGCGGCAGCGTTGCCTCGTCTTAACTGTAGTCTGCGTGGTGAAGGATATGCCATTTATAGTGTGCCCAAATCAACATCACCGCTGTAGTCAACGGTGCTGGTAGTAAACATGTCTGTGTTATATGCTGGATTAACATTCATTTCAGCATAGACCATAAAATTATCATCTGAATAAACAGGAGTATTAAATGTACCGTCGCTGGCCAAGAACGCTAGTTTATACTTGTTCTGTGGCAGTGTGTTGATAAAACTGTCTGTCAACATAACATTAGCAGTAGCAGTACTGACATTACTCACTGTTACGTTTACGTTGGCCACTACATTACCATCCAGGTAGTCAATAATGAATCCATAAAATGTAAGACCAGCAATATTAGCAGTTTTCTGATCTTGGTTTTTAAACTTAATAGTTATGGGATTGTCTGCTCCGCGATAGATTTGTATAGGTCTTTGGTACACGACACGGTTCCTTATATTTTGTATAGCCACGTTGCCATAGTCCAGAAGTTGAACGGTGAAAACATTTTGGTATAAATAACTTGTGATTAATGGCACTTTAAATTAATCCTTTACTATATTTATCGTGGTTCCATGGAAGATAACATCAAGCATTTATTAGATCAATACCCATTTTTAAGTTATGTTACCTATGGTGGCAACGACTATATTGGCATTATTCAAAACTCAGATGAACTAATCACAACTATCTACGACTATGCCCTGCTCAAAGGATTAGATCAAAAATCTCGCTTCTTAGATCTAGCAGATCAGTGGTGGTGGGAAAGTAACAGGCTAGTGCCTATTAATGTGTTTTTAAAACAGGATTGGATTGAATTTAGATTTTGTTTGAAAACATTCAACAGCAAAGACGTAAGTATAGAACATGGTCCTTACGTGAGTCTTAAAGAAATAGCACAGAAAAGATCTAAGCGTCGCTCGATAACCTTGGTTCGCAGAGTAGGTTAAAAAAATAGTCTGCTATTAACTGCATACCTTTTTCATCAGGATGCTTTTGTTCACCAGTTAAACCTAACATATTAAATCTAAGCAAGTCTAATACACTAGTATCATTGACTAATTCTTTAAACAATGTGTCTTGACAAGATATCTGTATTGCAGGGCCACTAAAAATACAATATTTTATATTTCTAGTTTGAAAAAATGCTGTTAGTCCTATTAGGTCAGCACATAGTCTGGTAAATTCTGCAGATTCGTCGTGTAGGCTAAATCCCAACTCTGCCCAATGTTGAACTCTATTAGGCACTTCGTCTAAATTGTTAGGTTTTAGTCCTTCATATAGATCATATTCAAATTGATTTTCATCATATGAATATTTGTATTGGTTTTCTACAGTGCGCACGCCTGCATATTCAGTTCTATGTAGATGTGTTAATTGAATTAGGGCAAATATCTGTTGACGTTGACTGAGTAAATTAACACAGTCACGCATTGTTGATCGTATGATTCGTCTGTTACACGAGCCGGCTATGGCAGCCGTTTTTAATTGACAATTTAATTGCTGACTTAAAAGATATGGATATTTTTGCTCAGGCAATAATTTCATATTGGCTGTATAACTACAACCGTTGCTGTACAGTATCATGACAATAAATTAAGATTAACTACCACCAACTGAGCATAAGCGATTGCATGTGCTTTCTTAAAACTATATTCACCTTCAACACGATCCCATACAGTAGCCGCTACCTCTTTCCATGTCTTACCTATTAAGTGTCGTTTGCCTGGGCGAATAACTGCTAGGAACATGGCCAGTCTAGGAATAGTATCTACAGGCTCCGGCATTTTCAGTAAGGTGTCGTAATGATTGTTTACGTGAATTAACTGAGCACATATTGCGGGGTCATATAACTTAGTCCAGTCTGGTTCACGCATTAACTCTATCAAGTGTGCTTCGTCACGCACTTGTTTGTACAAGTTCACATTAAGAAAGTCTAGTTTCATATAGCCACGCTCTTCAGCATCATTATAATCTAAACTAGCATAACCTGTAAATGGGTCAACAGGAATCTCTGTAGCATAGACCCCAGTATTATGTTTTACTAATTTGCCGTCACGAATAATACTAGCAGATGTAACATCTAATACTGTCAATGCTTGTTCACGATCAGCAAAGTCTATGTCAATGTCACTGCGAAATTTCATAGTCCGGCTTCCTTTAGAATCATTTTAACCCATTCTGTGTCTGCTACATAGTCACTAAACTTGCGTTGCCAAAAGTCTGGATCTATCCACGGAAGAATGATCGCAACTTGTTCTTCACTAAGGTTACTAAGAAATTCAACCCCACTATCACAATTAAACACAATCCAAGGACTAATACGACCGGTGGAAATATGATGGCAAACACGATTGCTATTACCATATCTAAAGTAGTCTTTGAAACTGGCAAGGGTTTTAACCTCATCTGCGTACTCCTGCATTTCAGTTAGGGCACGCTCTAATGCGTCCTGAACTGCTTCTTTTTTCAAATAGGCATGTAGGTACTCTACATATACCTTTTCGTGTGTCCAATGATCAAGTTTCTTATTTTCTTTGATCACCCAATCGATAAACATTCTTGGGTTAACCGCACGAATGGCCACAATGTGTCGCCCAAACTTAACAAAGGCACTGTAGTAGGGACTTTCTACAAAATCACTATAGGTTTTAAGTTTGGCTGAGCCTTGTGTCATTTCAAAGAAACGCAAGTATGCCTGAAGCCCAAACTGTACACCTATTTCTTTTTCTTGTTGCCAACGACGTTTGCTTTCGCACAGATGCGCCGCAAGAGTGCTTTCCTTGCGGTATTCTTTGCCACAATACTTACACTTATAAGTCTGACTTGATTCGCTTGTCATCCCAGCCGAGTGTTCTTGCCATGTCTGTAAGATCTGATCTATCATTGATTTCTGCTAGTAATTTGATTTCATCATCTTTGAGTTGGGGGAATTGTTCTGTTAAAAACTTTATTGCTTTGTTGTTACTGCCTTCCTTTTTCTTAGCAGCCTGCCAATAGTGTTTTTGTTTGCCCATGTTAGGGCTAACTGTAGTACACAACAACCATTGCAACTTTGGATGCTTGTTTAGGTCAAAGAAGTATTTGTTAACATTTTCATTTGTAGCCAATAGATAGTAACTTTGAAAATCTGCATTGCCTTCTATACTAGCACCATAACGCAACATTAGATAGGTACTAAACTGTTTACGCTCTTCGTCAGTAAACTTGTCATAGTATGCACGATCTTTACGATCAAATGCTGCCATTTCGTTGCCAATATATAAGGGACTGTTGTAGTCAGTAGCCATTATCTTCCTCTACGTAAGACATTGATAATTTGTTCAATGCTCTGTTGCATCTGCAGATATTTGCCGCGCAGACTGTCAATTTCTTGTTGCTGACTTTTTACTAACTCAAGAAGCCTATCCACAGCCTCTGTTTGCTCTTTTAATTTCTTTTCGTGACTGAATAAGTTAGGACGCGGAATGTCTGGATTCATTACACGTTTCTTTTTCTTTTTAAATTGTAGTGGGTTAAATGCCATCGTTATATTCCTTGCTTAACTTATATATCATTATAACACGATCTACCGCATCTTGTAAAGTGGGATTGGTTGGAGCCATTCGGCGAATTTCACCCCACATTTTGTCTTCTAATACCCGTTCACCCCATGATTTGGTTTTTGGGTCATAGTCTCGGCCAATTTCAAATCGAGTACTGGGATCACTACCTGCTTCACGAGCATAGACTATATCGTCAACACGTTCGTATATATAAGTTGCACCTGGCTTTAGCGTACCCATTACCATATCTTCCCATAGTCAACTACTTCGCTTTGGCGACTGATGTCTTTGACAAAGTAAGCACAAAGTGGACGTTCACCTTCGGCAATAGGTACTGCCAACATCTGTCCTGGTTTAAGTTTTGGAAAGTACCATTTAACGTCTTGGTAAATGTCTACAATCTCAACTGGATGAAACTCTGGTTTAAAACTTTCTAAAGGATTAAATGTATAAGCACTGAAACCACGATCGTTAATGCTGGTCAGGGGTATAACTTCCAAATCACCAAAGTCTGCTTCGCCAATGAGTATCTGCCAATCTGCAGGCATTTTAACAATATTGCCACCTATGCTCAGTACCAGTGCCGGGCTGTTAAATGACTCTAAGAAGATTAAGGGGATAAAGAAATAATCTGGATTTTTAGGATCGCTGTTGTCTAAAATAGCAAAACGCAAGTCTTCAACTTCGTCTGGTATCTCATTCATTTCATACGCTATGTTTTCTAATGTTAGTATATACAATTATTGCCACTCCACTTTTTCTACTTGATACGGATAGTTTGCTTCCGTGTAAAACTTCTTACGTGTTGTAAGGTGCCGTTTGGCGAACTTGCATGTTGATGTTATGTCCCAGATTTGGACGAAATCTTTATCCTCAGCCTTGCGGATGCCTCGGCCAATACTCTGGATAACTCGCACAAAACTTTTACCAGGTTCGACAAGAACCAAATTAAAAATACGAGGAATGTTGATGCCAACAGCAGCAACACCATAGGTAGCAACAATAACTTTGTCATCACTCGTCGCCACATCGTCATAGTGTTCTTTCCTGTCGTCGGCTTTGGTTCCTCCGGATACAAATACAGCATCTTTTATTTTCTCCACTAATTGTTTACCTGGTGCAATACGGTCTACTTATATCAGTGTATTGCCTGTGGCACGTATACGCTCAACTAATTCAGCAATATAGTCTAAACGTGCATCAGTTTCTAATAGATAGCGTAGTTCGCTTTGGTAGTCTTTGTATTCTACATAATCTAAAAGTTGTAAGATATTTACATGACAGTTGGCTAAGACACCTTGCTCTTGAAGTTCGCTAGCACTAAGTTTACCTACCACTGGACCCAAACTGCACAGTAGACTAACCTGCTCGTAGGCTTCTTTGGGAATAGTACCAGTTAGTCCCCAACGAATCGGTACGTGTGCCATTACACCAGTTAGCAGTGTTTTAAGAGCATCTGCTTTGGCCATGTGTACTTCATCAACCATAACGCAGATAACATCTTCTAAGAACTCCATGATAGTAATGTCTGCAGCACCACCTTTGGTATTTTTAAGCAAAATATTAAGACTCTGCCAAGTACAGATAGTATGCTGATGCCCAAACTCTTTGCGGTCACCAAAGTACACACCTACATCTAATCCTAAGTTGATATAGTCTGCTTCTGTTTGTGTTACTAGGCTTTTGTTTGGCACGATAACAATAGTACGTCCATGTGCTTCACAACTATAACTAAGAGCCGCAGTCATTAGAGTCTTACCAGCACCTGTAGCCACTTCTTGTATACACTGCGGATTCTCTAAGAACTTGTTGATAATTTCAATTTGATAGTCACGTAAGACCACAGGCTGACCAGCCATTGGATGTTTTTCAGGCCAAACTTTGTGACTAAAAGTAGCCTCAGTTACTTCTTCAAACGCAAACTGTGTACGATATTCTCGAACGTCCTGTAGATCAATGTCATATCCACGACTATCTAAGTAGGGAAGTATCTCTGATAGTAGGTTAATGTAGGTACTGCCGCCCAGTTGAAAGAACCCAACTTTACCATCCCAACGGCCCAAGCGAACCGCAGGCAAGTAACGTGCACCAGGTATTTCATATTTGAACTTGTTACTAAGTTCTTTGCGTTCATGTAAATCTAAGCCTTCTATCTTTACATTCACTTCATCTTTAATTAGTAGTCTGGCTGTGGCCATTTTTTTCCTTGATTTTGGTTTTACCCCAACCATTACGTCTACGAGTAATTAATTTTTTTAAAAAATCTTCTTGGTCTGAAAAACTATCAGTTACGTTTACTGATACTGTAACTTTGTTTTTCTTATAAACCTTATTAAACAAGATAGTATCTAAAATACCTATATCAATCTGACATTCATAGGGGTATACTTTATTATACGATGATACGTAGTGTGTTTGCAACTCTTTTAGGTTATCTAAGATATCAGATTGAATGTTGTACTTTGCTTTAACAAAATCAAAAATAGTTTCTTCTATCATTGTTGCATTTTGATAAAAGAACGGTTGAACATCTCTCATCAAATCATGGCTGTATTTTTGTGCGATGAATTCTGCATTGTCGTTAAAGTACAGCACTGATCTATTTTTGTAATCTTGATACTTTTCAGATATTATACCTAGTTGATTTTTTACCACACTTTCTACTAGATCGTTGTAAAAATCTCTATAGGATATTTGGTTGGTGTTATTTAAAAATCTAGAGTAAATTTGTGTCCATCCATAGTTGTGTAAATTTACAATAATCCACGAAAACATAAGTGCATCAATTAACTCTGAATTTGACAGAGTATTTGTACTATATACAATATCAGTTTTTTCTAGTATATTACTTTCGTCATCGTATATAGTATAGGTCACGTCCTCTACTGTCACCACTTTTAAATCATACTTTTCTCTCTGAGAAGGTTGATTTAATTCACTGTTTTCTAACATAGATGTTAAATGTACATCTATACATTGATGTTGTCCTTTGGAGATTATTTTAATTAATCCTTCTTTCCAAGTTTCTAAAGTTTCTTCAGGTAATCCTAAAATCAATTCTGAATAATAGTTCAACTGTTTTTCTTCCAACAGTTGAAAAATTTCTTCAGCACGATTGATGTCCATGTTTTTACGTTTAATACTTTCTAGTACACGATCATCTAAACTTTGAAAACTTATAGTCATCCCGCGACTTAAATTGTGCTGTGTAAATAACTCAACAATATTAACCACATTCTGATTGCTGTTTTTGGCATAACTCATTGAAATATTATTTGGAGCATTGTACATTTTTTTGGTTTGACAAATTTTTTCAGCAATGGCAAGATCTCTTTCTTTAAAAATTCCAAAATTGGCATCTGTCAATGTCATTATATCAATGTTATTTTTTCCCATCCACTCAATCTCTTCAAATACTCGATCAAGAGGAAATTTTTTCACTTTGCTGTAGGTTAAACTGCCCCAATCACAAAATGTACAGGCATAAGGACAACCCCGGTTGGTTTCCAATACACCGCTCCATATAGCAGTTGGATTTTCTTTTAAGATATTGTCAAAAAATCCTAACGTATAGGGACTTGGAATAGATTCTAAATCATCAACTCTGACTGCATTATAAATTTTTTTATTTTTGTTATTGTGTATGTCAATTAAAATTTGTTCAAATCCTATTTCGCCTTCGCCTAAAATAATAGAATCAACATAAGGATGTTTTTTAAAAAAACCAGTTTCTAAAGGTCTATTGGTTACTTGTGGCCCTCCAAATATTATTTTGCTTGAGGGAAATTTTTCTTTAATGGCCTTTGCCAGTCTATTGTTGTATTCCCAATTCCAAATATAATTGCTAAATGCAAAAATAGCACTGTTGGTTATAGTATCTACTAACTGTTCAATATTTGATCTTTTAAAAAATATATCTTTTAAATTAAAGTTATCTTGAACTATTTTATTTTGATAGGCGTAACACCAGATAGTGCCAACAGAATAAGGGAGCCAATAATTAATTTGGTCATTGAATATAGAATGATAATTTGGTTGAACAAGATATATGTCCCGCATTAGGTTTTTTCTCTCAAAGGAACATAACTATAGTGTATGACTTTTTCTGCACGTGTCATCCATTCCATACGGGCACCACCATACATCATTTCTACTGTACTGACCAACAATGGTATTGGCCACTCCCACACTTTAGGTATCTTGCAAACATAGATAACCTTGGTAGTCCAAAAGTTGTAGTCAGGTGTTTTGGTTTTACCTGCAGGGTCAAACTTTACAATTTCATTTTCGTTAAATCTATCAAGGTCAATGGTCTGACTTGTACCTGGATTGTATATGTACACTGGCCAACGATCTGTCAGTTCAGCATAGTCAAATATTAGGTCCAAACTGCCTGACTCAGTTGAAGGCACATGTATGAGTCTATCTGGTCCAAATAAATCTAACAGTTCATCATATTTGATGCCGCGATCAACTGTATAGCCTAACACACCTGCTGAGTCAACTAAACGTGTGACATTGTCTAAACCAAATCCGCCCAATTTCTCTTCTACGTAATTAACCAAACTCTCCGCGGCATTGACTATTTCAAACCAGTTGTCACATTGTACTAACTTAATTTCATAGGTCTCAGTTTCTGCCAACAATATTTTATTGTACAGGTCTCTGACTTCCGGGTCAATGTCTATCTTCCACGTTTCTCCCCAGGCTACTGCCCAGTTAACATTGTATTCAGTTAGGCCCAGGCTCCAATACTTGCTGTCATGCCGCCACTCAGCATGTCCTTGGCTGACTTCTTTGAAGCCTCGTATGTCGTCAATCCAATTTTGGTTGTAGGGAAACTTAACTCTGATCTCGCCATCTTCTAACCAAATGCGCTGTGTGCGATCAACCTTACGTAGGGGCATGCGCCATTGGGGATTTTCTATTGCGGGTGTGATGTCAATGCCGTGC